CATTTTCAATCTCTTCTTCGGTAGCATTATCATCTACTTCAATATCTTCATAAGTATCTTCTGTGGGTTGATAATAATCTGGCGAATCCCACGAAACTCTAATTTTCATAGTCTCCTCCCGCACATTGGGCAATAGTTGATCTTAATTTGGTCTGCAAGTGCTCCACTTTCATCGTCAACATCTATACAGAGTTCTTTACTCAATACATATATTGCTGCGTTAAATAAACTATCTTGTGATTCGTAGTTATATAGATACTTCTGGGGCACTTTTTCCTCTCGCTCTCCTGCCGATCCTGTATAGCAAATATCTGTGTGGCAATACGGACAGTTCTCTTTGGCTACTGTCATCATTCAATCACCAGCTTTGCGTTTACTTTGTGATAATTTGGGTATTCTTTTTGCAAGTTAGAAATAGTATGCTGCTTAGCCATATCAATTGTGAGTGCGTAATCTTGAAGCTCTCTAGCTTGCACACCACCGTTGTTTTGAACCTCCGTACTTATAAGTACACTGGTAAAATCTGAATTTTCTTCAAAACCATTGCTGTTCTGTTCCCACCAAGCGGAAAATCTTCGCTTGATACCTAATCCCTTATATAAATCTCTAGCACTAACTAGTTGCTGGTCATTCTTGACCGTTACTTTGATTAATTCGTTATTCATCTTCATCGTCCTCATCTTCGCATAGCATATCCGTAATACGCTCGTAAGCATCTTCTTTGGCTGGGTTCAAGTCGTTAACAGCTAATGTCTTGCTATCGTCGTTTAATCCCATTAGGTACTCAATTGGAACTTCTAAAAAGTTAGCCAACTTTTGCCAAATTGCTAAAGAGTTAGGTATTCCATTTTCCAATCCTTTTTCGAAATTTTCTAAAATTCTAAAATCAATGTTGGTTTTAGCTTGCATATCAGCAAGAGTTAGTCCTTTTTCTATCCGCAACTCTTTCAATCTATTTTTCATTTGCTACTTCCTCCGGTAAATTCTTAATGCACGTCAATAAGTACCCCTGTGGATACTGTTCACCGTAAACAACGGTCTTTTCGGCTGCTTCTTTCAGTCCTCTTGTATCCTTACCATGCACTGCTTTGACCATCTTTTTAATTTCTGTAGCAGAAAACGTAATCGGCGGTCTTCTCCACTCCTCAGCACAATGGTTAAGATACGTAATTAGGATTTCAATTGCATTTGCATCTCTCTCCCTCTCTTCTTTAGAGAGAGATTTATTAATTGATCTATTATGATGTTCTTTTAACTTGTTCTCTTTAGGTGAACGCTGTTTCACTACCCCCGTGAATTCCTGTTCACTACCCTGGTGAAATGGAGAACACCACCCTAGTGAAGCAGATTTCACTAGGGTGTCGCCCGCTGAGATTATTCTGCCTTTAATTGCTCCATTTTGTGAGTCTTTAACTATTTTTCTATTTATATATCCTTCTTTTTCGAGAAGATTTATGTAATTAATAACAGTTTTCCTATCACAGTGTAATCGTTTGGCCAGCGTGCTGTTACTCATGAAAAATTCACCCGTAACATTTAACATCGATACGATTTCACCTAAGAGAATGATAGATTTAGGATATTTTAGTAATTTTTCATCTCTAGCAGCTGCAACTGGTATGTTTAAGAATGCTCTTGATCCTGTAAATTCCATTGCTCATCACCTAAAATAAACTATCTACATCGGGATCGCTCTCACTTGCTACTTTCTTTTCAGCAAACGGATCCTTTTTGTTTTCTTCGGGTCGAGACTGCTGTATCTTATCAAGAGCATCTTTCTTTGCTTTATCAGATTCTTTTGTTCCGGGGTGTTTCTTTTTAAAAATCTGCGCAATTTGATGGATAGCTTGCGCATCTTCTGGTGTATGTGACTCTTTAAACCAATCCTGTGCGTCTTTGATACCATCTCTTGCTTCTTGATATAAGTCATACAAGTTAGCTTGAACGCCATTGTAATACACCTGATAATTTTCAAGTTCCTGCTTGGTTAAGATTTTAGGTTCATAGATAGTCTTTTGATCTTGTACGTCATTATCATCGTCTGCAGCAATCCCAAAGGCTCCACTAAGTGAATATCTTTTTGCATAACTGATAAGACTGGCGGTTGCTTGTGCATCATATGCTTTACCGTTTTGAAAAACGATTTTATTTGTTTTGACAGTAAAGCCTGAAGCATCAACTAAAAGTGTTTGGACGGCTACTGCAGTGTTAGTTGTTTGAATATCGAAGAAATAACTAAAAGTTACATTACCTTCTTTATCTGTAGCTTTTTTAATACCATCCATTACTGCTTTATCAATGTCTGCTAGATCGGCATACTTATAGTCATAGCTATAAGGTTTTCCTTGTTTGTTTTTGCCTGAAACAGTAACATTATGTGTTCTTTTAGGCTGGCTAATATTAGCCTTCACTTGTGCGTAATGCATTGCCCACTTAGCTCTATCTTCTTCTCTTCCATAAATTTCCATGCTTAGTTCACCCTTTCATAGCTAATACCCCAATCGCGGATGAAGTTAGATAGGGCCGTTAATTGTTCTGTGGTGCCAGTAAGTTTAAGTGTGACGCTATGTACCTTATCAACTACTTCACCTGTTTTGGCATCAACATACTTATCGCCATGTTGTTCAAGCGATTCTATAGCTTTCTTACGGTTCTCTTCTTGTTGCTTTGACTGCTCAATCAAATATTTGTGGTCATTATCCATTTGAGTAAGAACATCAGGCAGTGACTTATAATCAAGCATCTGCAAGTAAGGACTAGCTGTCATAGCTGGTTTAGTGTACTCGTTAGCCTTATTAGCAATAACTTGTTCAGCTTCTTTTCTAGCTTTCTCCTGCTCAACAATTGCTTCAAATTGCTGTCTAGCTTCTTCTTCAATGGTCTTCCAGCTAGTTGACTTGTTGTCCCACTTAGGGTTGTACTCTAATTTTTGAAGAGCTACACCGTATTCAGTAGCAATCTCACCAAGTCTAATCAAGTTCTGCTGGTGCTTATCTTTCCTAGCCTTTTCATCAAAAACTTTAATGCCCTCATTGATATGGTCAACTGCCTCTTTAATTTCAAGGTCTAAGCCTTTAATTAATGCCGTAAACTCATCTATAGGTTGACTAGCCTGTTTAGTAATCTCTTTGCGTCTATCATTTAACGCCTTACGAATACGATTCAGCTCAGCTTTAGTCTTCTTGTCATAAGGGTAGGACTTAGAAGTTACTACATAGGTATCCCAGCCCTGGGCTATCTCATCTACTTTTGCTTTTAAATCTTGATAGCCAGGAAAGTCTACTTTTGCTGGCTCAAAATTAATTGGAAAGTTCTCATTTTCAAATGTAATTAATGCTTGTGTTTTGTTAATCTTATTCATGTTATAATTCCTTTGGTTCTATATATTTTTCTAGTCGTTAGCTGTTGGCGCAGTTAGCGGCTTTTTTGTTGACATTAAATCCGTTCTAAATTGACGTTGATACTCATCTTCAATGAATTGCTGCTTAGTTTCTTTTGTGAAAAAAGCATTGCTGCTACTGATTAATCGTGTTTCTAAACTCATTTCATTCACCCTCCTTAAATATTCGGAAAAATCGCGGTAAACATTGTGAATATGAACGTGATAAATACCCCAATAAATCCGCCTAGTGCTAAAAAATCTGTTTCTCTACAATTCAAATCAATGTGAAACCAATTATTTACTATTTTGTTAAACCATCTCATCGTTGCTCATCATCCTATCTAAATCTGCTCTTGCATATCTAACTACTCCGCAAACAATGCGGGGTGTAATTATTCCATCTTTTCGCCATTTATCAAAAGTACTTCGGCTAACTCCGCAATAGTTAGCAGCATCCCCTACATTGAAATACCCTTGTGATGCGTATTTTTTAATCAAAGATTTAGCATCTTTTTTCGTTAGCAAATTGTTACTCACGTCCGGTATTTCTTCTCTAATAATTGAGCGAAGAGCGTTTGAATTTATTAAATCCATCTCAAACTCCTTACTAAACATCAAACGTGGTTACCATAACGTCTTGATAAATATCATCAAACTTCCCACGTAGAGCCTTATTGATGATGTGTTTCTGTCCTTTCGGTGTCACAAACACTTGTGAATATGGACGATTATCTCTTGTAAGTCTGTGGGTTATTCGGAAATATCCTCTTTTGACCTTGTCGGTCATAGGTAAGTTCCAGGTACTTCTTTGGTGTGATAAATATTTAGCATGTCTTAACAATTGAAATAGTTGATTACGGCCGATTACAAAGCCATTTTGTGTTAAGATGTCAGCTAATTCAGCAATAGTAATTGCATGGTGGCTGTATCTAATAGCTTTTGCAAAAACTACATCGTCAGCATCTTTGGCAATTTTTTCTGCCTGCTTTGCATTGACGTCTTCAAGTTCCTTATTCTTATTTTCAAGTAGCTTTACACGACTGCTTGCGATGTTTAATGCACGCTGCATAATCATATCTGGATTGTTCCAGTTCTTTTCAACTTGAATAAAGTACTTGCGAACTTCTTTACCTCTTGATGTTTTTGACATCATGCAAATTTGTTTCGCTGTTTCAATTGTTAAAAGAACATCATCGTATTTTCGTACTGTTCCATTGCCACTTTTAACGAGGTAACTTTCAGGTGACCTCGTAAAATCTACACCCACTATAAAACCTGCTACATTTTGAGAAATCCATTCAGAATACTTCTTTTTAGCTCCTAAAGTTTTATGCAAATCTCTAGCTGAAACAAGTTGCTGATCGTTTTGGACTTTTATATTAATTATTTCGTTCATTTGTTCATCTCCTTAATGTTCACTATTGTGAACGTCTTTTGCAAAAAAAAGCGAAATTTGTTTCTTTTCGAAACCTAGTACACTTAAGATCTTGACAAATTCTTCCATACCAATGTCACGTTCTCCATTCTCCTTTCTCCAATAGGCATTCGTACTAATGCCTATTTTACGTGCCATTTGAGCTTGTGTAATTCCTCGTGCTACACGCTCACCTTTTAAACGTTGCAAATCAAACTTCATTATTCCACCTCAATTCGTTCACTTTGAAGAACAACTATATAATATTCTTATCGTATTCTTTTGTCAACAAAAAACATAAAAAAAGATAAAAAATGTATTTTTTTGTCAACAAGTGGAGTATTATTAGTATTAAGAGATGAGGTGAAATAATGCGCAGTAGTGAAGAAATAATTGATTATTTAAATCAACTAAGAGAAGAGCAAGACGTATCAATTAGTGAATTAGCTAGACGCGTTGGAATGGCCAAATCAGGTGTGTCCAGATACTTCAACCACACAAGAGAATTTCCTATAAATAGAGCACCAGCTTTTGCAAAAGCACTACATATTAAAACCGAAGATTTATTAGGGCTTGAACCTATTAATCAAAATAAGCCAAGAATGGTTCCTTTATTAGGAACTATAGCGATGGGAGCGCCAATTACTGCAGAACAAAATATAGAAAAATATATACCAGAATATATGATGGATAGATATGCAGATGACACTCTTTTTGCTCTTAGATGTCAAGGCGATAGCATGTACCCTCTTATACCTAATGGAGCAATTGCCATAATTAGACAACAAGCCGATGTAGAAGATGGAGAGGTAGCTGCAGTCTTGATTAATGGCGAGGCAACCCTTAAAAAGGTTCTTCATGTTGGTAAAACAGTAGTGCTAAGGCCAGCTAATCCTGATTATAAAGACATAATATTAGACAAAGATCATCCTGGGACTATTCTAGGCAAGATGATTAAATATGAAATGAATTTTGATTAGAGGATAAGTAATGAATCAACGTATTAATCCAGCAACTGGCTATCCTATGTCTACTGATAAACAAATTAAAGTAAAAAAAGAAGCAGTGTCTATGGTTAAGGCCTTTCATGAGGAAAATCCGCATGAAGCCGGAATTAAATTTCTAAAAGAATTAGGCTTACCTGATCCTAGAGACGAAAGAACTATCCTTTCTGATAAAATTTATCAGCATATTACTGGCGTACTTGGTGCAGAAGCAGAACTTCATTACAAAATGGGATTATGGGATGAAGCTGAAAATGAATATCTTCAAATTTTCTATTTAAGTATTTATCATACAGATGCCTTAAGAATACTATATTCTAAAGAACATCGTTATAGGGATGCAGTGTATATTCTTGAGTTTACTATGCAAACTATTTTAGATTTTCCTCAATTATTTTATAAAGAAGATTATGCCAAGCTTTCTTTAACTCAAGAAAAAACACAGAAACTAGCTGAAAAAAAACAAGCACTAGATAAATCATGCTTATCAAGTGATAAAAAAGCTTTATTATCTCAAATAGCTAGTAACAATTTTCTAAGAATCAAAAATTGGACAAATGAAATTGAAAAGGAAAAATAATGTATATTTTGGGAGGAAGTAAAAATGGGACTAAGAGACGCATTTAAAAAGTTTAATGACAGTGCTGAAAAAATGAGAGATCAAGTATCAGATATGACTAACTCTTGTGTATCTGATCCAAGTGGCAACTTTATGTACAGTGATGAAAATAAAATTTTATCCTTTAAAAAAGAGCCTAGAATACCACAAGATTTCATTCCCTATTCAGACGTAGTTGGTGCAGAATTACAAGAAAATGGTAAAACTACACATGGTTTAAATATTGCTCGTGGAATTGGTTTAGGTTTAGCAACCGGTGGCTATGGTGCTATTGCTGGTCTTGTTACTGGCGGTAAGAAAAAGCAAAAAGTTGAGCTTACTATTATTATCAAATTTAAGAATAAAAAAGATGAAAAAATAGAGTATTACAAAGGCAAAATTAAAGGAACAGATGCAGTTTATAGAGAAAGCATTGTCCCAAAAGCTGTTGCTTTAGTGGACTTAATTAATAGTTTTCCACAAAAAGCTCTTAATAATTCCAATAACCCATCCTCTAACGCTACACAAACCGCCACCCAATCATTCCCGGATACTGATCCATTAGACGAGATCAAAAAGCTCAAGGGTTTGCTAGACATTGGAGCAATTACACCAGAAGAGTTTGATGCCAAAAAGAAGCAGCTGCTAAATCTATAAAAAAAAGACCTACTAATGCGCCAACATCAGTAGGTCAAACAAACGAGCTACGCCAATAGCTCATCCGTAAACTTGAATAATATTAACAAAACCATCATTAAACAGTTCTGCTATCTTCTATTTTAACAGACTTTTAATGATGCCAAAATAGGAGGTTTTTTATTATGCCAAAACAATTGAATAAAGAGATTACCAAATATACTTTAAAATCTGGGAAAGTTAGATACAGATTTAAAACATATCTAGGCATGGACGATAGTGGCAAGCGTGTTATGGTTACTCGTCAAGGCTTTAAGACATATCAAGAAGCTAACGCTGTTTATAAGAAACTTCGTGCTAAAGGTACTCAAGGATATACCAAGCCTAAACAAGCTACAGTAGGTCAGGTGTGGGATCTATGGTTTGATAATTACAAAAAACACGCAAAAGAATCCACGGCTCATAAGATGGAAGAGACTTACGATAATCATATAAAGACAGATTTTGGCAATGTTTATATTGATAAAATTAAGCCTGCTAAAATTCAAAAATGGATTAACAACCTATCGACTGTTTTAGTAAGATATCGACCAGCTTTTAACCTACTTAGCAATTTAATCAACTATGCTATCGTTCTAGGCTATGCAAATATTAATCCTACTAAGAAAGTAATTGTCCCTGCTAAAACATCTGTAAAGAAACGTAGAGATACTAAAAATAACTACTATGATAGTCCAGAACAAGTAAGGGAATTTTTAAATGCTGCTAAAAAAGATAGTGAAATAGCATACATGTACTTTAAGCTTTTAAGTTCAACCGGACTTAGAAAAAGTGAAGCTCTAGCCCTTAAGTGGGATGACATTGATTTTGAAAAGAATGTTATTCATGTTACTAAAACCATAAATGTGGGCTTTAATAACGTAGAACTTATTGCTCCACCAAAAACAAAAGAATCATATAGGGATGTACCATTGTCAAAAAGTCTGAAAGTAGACTTGATGAAGTATCGCAGTAATATTTATGACTTTGTTTTCTGTAAAGCAAATGGAGACCACCTTAACTTAGCTACACCGGCACATTGGTTACAAAGGATTTATAAAAATAATTCCAATTTAAAACAGATAACCATTCATGGTTTTAGACATACCTTTGCTACTCTTATGCTTCAACCAGGTACCGGAAATACTCCGAAAGATGTTCAAAAAATTCTAGGACATTCAACGATAGATATGACTTTGAACATTTATACCCATGAAAGTAAAAAGGGTCAACAAAACATAATTCGTTCCATTGACGCCTTAAATATTTAATTCTGTGCTTTTTCTGTGAAAGACAGTCAGATTTAGTGAAGAATGTTAATATATAGCGGTTTGTTTTAAGCAAACCGCTTTTTTAATGGAGCTTTGGACATTCCAATTATATACACATCCTTTCGCAATAGTGTGTTATATCAGCATTTTCAAAAATTTATTCGTTTTAATTCTGATTATTTAATATTTTTATTCTGTACTTTTTCTGTGATTTTCTGTACTTAAACTTGGATCAGTTTTACTGAAAACTACTATAAAGTATACCAGCTTACTTTCAAAAAATTAACTATTAATCTTTGCACACACGACAAAAAAGCCACCCCAGAGAATTTTATCTCCAGAGTGGCTTTTAAAACATGTTTTAATTCGCTTCATTATTAATAATTCATCTAGACACTTCAAAGAGATCGAATTATCGCAATAGGCTCCGTAGAGTTATCTATCACTACAGTGGTTCAAGTATAACATAATTTTCGTATTCGAAATATGCCAAAAATGTTCCAAAACATTCCAAAATTTATTTCTATTCAAATCTTCCCCATGGATCGTTACCTTGACGACATACTAAGAAACCGGGTTCTCCGTCAGCTCTTGGTTGTCTAATCCAGACATAGCCACCATGACGACTGTAAGCATCGTACTTAACGCAATCGCCCTTGGTTACTGTACCAATGATATCGCTGGTAGTTCTAGCGCCATAGCGAACATTGATAGTGCCGTTTGGATAGAACTTACCTTCTTCCTTGTACCAAGTATCACCAATCTCATCAACCCAAGATTGTGGTGTTGATTGCTTAACAGCCGGCTTAGATGGTTGGGCTACTGGCTTGCCGTCAGTCTTAAGATCAACTAGAGAGATGTTTCCGTCAACGTTTAAGCCACGCCAGTTATCTGTGAACTGCCAGATTGCTACATTATCCATAGATGGGAACCAGCCAAAGTCTGGGTTATCTAAACGAGTACCGCTTTTGTATTCATAAGATGCAATCCATAGACAAGTGCCATACTTTGCAGTTACTTTCTTAACATCAACTTTCTTGTTTAGGATCTCTTTTCCTGAGTAAAGTAAAGGCTTGTACCCCGCACTTGCTACCGTATCCATGAAAGCAAGGATAGCGTCAGCATTAGTAGCACCATCGCCTTGAGTTGTACTGTTACCGCTGCCTTCTTCATAGTCGCAAGCTAAGTAATAACCAGGAACGATACCAGCTTGTTTTGCTGAAGAAACTGCATAGTTACCTTCTAGCACCGCTTGACTACGGCTTGCGCTAAAATGTGCATAGTGATAACCAGCTGACATCATGCCATTAGCATTTGCACTATTCACTTGTGCCTGTGCTTTAGGATTTTGATAGTTCAGGCCTTCTGATACCTTTACAATTGCATACTTAGCTCCAGCTGATGCCATAGTTGATAGGTTAGATGCCTGCCAATCAGATACATCTACTCCGTAACTTCTTTTTGCTACTTCCATATATGTTACCTCCTTTATAATTCGGATCTAATCTTTTGGCCAACCGTTAGTTAGATCACTTTATTCGGCTTTTGTGTCTTGGCCAAAACTTGCAGTAATGGTTTTGCTCGGCTTATCAACAGTATCTGCAATTGATTGAGCTTGTTTCATAGCTGTAACTGACTTTTCAGCAAGTCCCTTTAAAAAGCTTGTTGGTAGACTTGGCAAGTGAGCCATAGTTAAAAGAATATTGAGAGTATTGATTACGAATTCTAACTTATCTTCGCCACTCCCTCCCCTCTTCTCGGCCTGATAGACAAGGGGAGTTACAGAATGAGCTGCAAGTTGCTCAGACTTAGCAAGTAAGTCACCTTGTGCTGCTTTTCTATCAATCTCAATTTTGTGCTTACTATAAATAGAAACAATAACAACCGCTGCAACTGATAAAACGACAATTGCTGTTTCTAATAATTGGCTGAAATTCATTATTTAGCCTCCTTTAAATCTTCAATACGTAATTTCAAAACCTTTGCGTACTTATCCATTGCTTGTTTTTGCTCTTTTAAGAGTCGGAGTTGGTTAGCTGACAAGGTCTTTTTGTTCTGCTTTGATAAAAATTTGGATAACTTATTACGCTTGGTATTTAACTCTTTCAATTCTTTTTCTAGTTTCTTAATCATGTTTGTCCTCCTTAAGTTTCTTCTGTAACTTCTTAATTTCATTTTGAATATCGTCAACACTCATATCCGACTTGTCTGATGAAGCGTTGTGCTTGGTTTTGGCAATAATCTGACAAAAGGCAGAAATCGACCCAATTAACGCCGAAATCGCTAATAGCAGATTGCTTAAGTCTTGCAAGCGCCCCACCTCCTATAAGTAATGAGCCACTAGTAGAACTAAGCTAAATAGGATTAGTTCTCCAATCACGTTAAGTCCCATAACCCAATAATTAGACATGATTACATGAAGCAGTGACAAGGTAGCCATTGATAGGCTTATAGCACCTGAGCAAACTAATAAAGTTGCTATAATCTTGCGGTTCTTTATACCGAAAATTGTGCATAAAAAAAGCACTAGCCCAACTAGTACTACAAAAGTGTCAATTCGAATGTCGTTTTCTATGTTTGACCAATCAGGCGGCCAGAGGAAATAATGTTGATCGCTGAATAAAAAACATCCAATCCCCGTAACCCATAGTGAAATTAGCCCCTGCAAGATAGTTAAAACTAACTTAAGTGGATCTGATCTGATTTTTTGATAATTCTTTAGCATTTTTGTCACCTTTAATAGCCGCCCTTACGTACTGTTTATTTTTTAGGCGACTTTTGATTTACTAAGCTAATTCATTCTTGATGTATAGAGCAGTTGCAGAAACTGAATTGGAACTATTAGTGATAGTCCACTGTGGAGTGTAAACCCAGATTTGACCATTGCTATTTAATTTACTGGACATATAAGTTGTGCTAACAAAGCCATTAGTTTGAGAGCCAATCCAGCATTGGAAAGTATAACCAGGTACGGAAGGGGCAGAAACGTCAAAACTAACTCCAATTTCAGTATTTTTATCTGGGTTAGTGGCTTTATCTGCTTGAGTAGAAGTTAAAACAGATACCTCTTCAAAGTGCAAAGCTTGATGTACTGAAAACATGTTTCCAATAGTGCCTAAAGTTGTGCGCTTTAATCCATCTTGTGAGTTGCCAATTAATACACTGTCTGTAGTTGCTGGGTTACCGTTTTCTGATAAATCCATAAATTTAATATCTGCCATAATAATTTTCTCCTTTATTAGTTATTAAAATATTTGTTTTTCAACCATGCTATACGCTGCATGTACCATCTGCCAATACGGTTTATATTATCAACCGATGTATTTTGCATACCAGGCCAGCGTTCAAGTTCTGCATTAAAAGCAGTAAGTGGAATATGTCTTACATAATCAACAAAAGCTGTATCTACGGCTGAATCTGACATGACGCCATCAATCAAAGCCTTAGTACGTTTTAAGATCTCCTCCTTATAGAACTTCCATAGCTGATACATCAGTCGGTTAGCATTGGTTACATTCTCGAACGTTACGCCATGGTCTCGCCAATCGTTTGTATCCGACTTAGCGTGTAGATGTTCCCAAAAGTCTGGTGTTCGCCCAAAGATTGAATCCAAGTCATATGCTGCAATGTACCACTTTTTGCCATCAAATGTTTGTAGCAAGTAGTTTCTGAAAATGCCATCATCATTATCAACTAAAACTGAAAAGATGTAGTAGTCAATGGCACTATCTATATCAAGTAATGGACTAACTGCTTTGTTAAAATCATCTACTGTATCATAGTTAGCCAATACAGCTCTGATTAACTCATTTACTGAATCCTTAGCCCAGGTTGTGTCCTTGGTACTGCAGAATTGCAATTCCATTTTGTCATCTTTCAAGTTAGTTTCTTTTAAGAAAGCACCTTGTGGCGACCAAATAGTATCAATAATTGCATATTTATGCTCAGACTTCTTAGGCATCTTAGCCATCCAGTCATCCTTAGGAATGCTGAATGAATAAAGCCCCCAGTATTGATCGTTGATATAAACAGCAATTGGAAAACCATCTACCGCTCCATAAGTGCCACCAATTGATAATTGTGGATCGGTTTCTGCAACTATGCGATTACCTTTGCTATCTACTAATTGATCACCGTTAATGTTGATAATTCCTGTATCAGCATGCTTATGCGTATCTCTGATACTTCCCCATAATCTAGCGCCAACCACGTTTAACGCTTGCGAAGGATCTGCATAATTAGCCTTGATTACATACTTATGATTTTTGCCGTATCCACTAATACCTTCAAAACTCGTGTCAAGGTTCAAAGTATAATTCTTTTTAGGCCAAGCCACACTAGAGGATCCCTGTACTTTAAACTTCTCTACAGTCCCAGATACTCTATAAGCCGGAAAACTATAAGTAACCTCGTTCGTTAAGGTCTTGGTTTTATCTTTTAAAGATAATATATTGCTGCCCAAGAGATAAAGAACTGGCATACCATACTTTTCAGGCTTGAAACTAGTAGCATTTTTAATTGCTTCTCCAACCGCTTGACCATCTGCTGGCAATCCTGCTTGCGTAAGAGTAACGTCTGTTAACGGTAGCCACTTATAGCCACCAATTCGATTACCATAGTCATCAGTGATATGATTGCCCGCATCATCAACTAGCAAGATATCCATTAGATGACCAGCACCCTTTAAGTTCTGAATATCAACGCTATTCTTCTTAATTCCTAGTGAATTAAGTCCAATATCATTGGTATTTTGATTGATTTTACCCTCTTGCTTTATCAAGTCTTCCTTAAGTGGTGCTAATTCAGAGTTTTCAATGCCAATAGCCTGATACTCACCGCAATCTTTCCAAGCACCATAGAGATAGACCCACTTGTGACCAGTATCTGCTGTGATGAAAATACCGTCTGCGCCGTTAGGATAGTTTGCAGTTAACTCCCCAGCATTTGCAACTGCAATTGGATTAGTTTTCATTTGAGACAATCTGTCGTTAATAGCATTGTTCATCGTATCCATACCGCTTTGAAATTCAGGTCTGGTTACGATGTCATAGTTAGCAATTTGTTGTTGAGTACCAGCTAAATGTTGCGAGATATTTGACTGCTCAGCACGGTTGGCTCTAATTTCTCCGTTTAAAGCATCAAGGCTATCTCTAGATGTTCGAAGAGATGCACTGATATCGTTCTTAGTTTGGGCAACAAACTGATCGACTTTTTGAGTGCCATTAGCAACCATTTGATCAGTCTTAACTTCGTATTCTCGTGCTAATCTATCTAACTCTGCACTGTAGTACTTAGTGGTCTCACCAACTCTAAGGTCGTTACCTAAGACTTCAAAGACAATATTGACGCTTGTAAGAACGTTACCGTTAGTATCTTTAAGTCCAAAGTGGCCTTTAAAAATTCCTTCTTGCGGAAACATTTGATCTTCAAGAGTATAGTCCATGAAGCCACCATCATGACCATTATCAGTTGAACCTTGCCACTCACGGTAAAGTGCATCTGGTGCCATGATGATTTCTTTTGTGTCTGGCTCTTCATAGTGTTTTCCAACCATACCTTTGATAAAAGGAATAAATCCATGAACGTTCATTACACGTCCTTGGTCATACCATTTAAAAGTAAGGATTTTTCCATTATCACCCACTCTTGTTTTGAAGAAGTTGCTTAATCTTGCATAGTCTTCCCCTTCTTTTGCGATATCAGCAGGAAAGTAATATGGTTGACCACCGTTATTAATTGTTGGCATATTATTCATTAGTCAAGTTTCACCTCCTCAGCTATTTGACTATGATTGTCTTCATTTGAACTAATTGTATGAACTGCTGTAGCCCCATCGCCAAAGACGGCCAGACTTAACTTTGCTACTTGATCTTCTAGTTTCTTAATCCTAGTTTCTTTTTCTTTCTTATCTTTTGCGTTACTATCCTGGTCACCAAGAACATCATCATATTTTTGCTCTGTGCTTTGAACCTTACCCTCAAGTTCAGCAAACTTCCGGTTTCCAGCCTCCCAGTTTCTATTCAAATGTTCTCTAAAAGTGGAATCTTGTGTTGGTGATCCCTCTTGCTCAAAAACATTAGCCATCTACTCACTTCCTTTGCAAAAAAAACAGCCCTAGGTGGACTGTTTAGTACTATTATCATCATTTTAATTATTGCCTTTATCAGTTGTATCTTTATCCTTATCTTTTTGACTTTCTAAAAGCTGCTGCAATTCCTGCTGTAGTTTTTCAATACTTTGCGTATTTTCTAATTGGCTTTCTCCCCAGGTGGTTGTGAATTTATCTAAACCCGCATTAGCTTTATGTACTATTTCAGCTAAATTGCTCATTTTAAGATTCATACTGGTATACCACTCACGATATTTATCTTGTTGGTTATGATGATAAGTCACGTAATCAATCAAATCAAAAGCTAAATTGCCAAAAGTAATTGTATTACCTTTACTTGGATCTTGCGGATATGAAGTAATCGATTGAACTCTTGTTTCAACATCAATACCTTGCCTAGTTCGCAGATACCCATAGTCACCAATACTGACATCATGTAGATACTTGGCAAACTTCTTAAAGTTAGCACCATCAACTGTGTACTGAACGCTTGGATAATCATGGACTAGATTTTTAACCTTATCATCAAGCAATTGTTGACTCATTACAAAGGACTTACCATCATCAGTGAAATCTTCTGTGTAAGGCGTGGCATCGATAATTGGCCAGCCTTTTTCTTTAACCAATGGAGAAATATAAATTGAAGTTAATGTATTCACACTAGAATTATCTCCAGTTTGCTTAGTGATATTAATGGTCCCTGTAGCTCTAGTAGTTATTGCTGTATCGTCTTCTTGAACTGATATCTTAGTACAATTCACATTGTCAACGAAGACAAATTTATCTTTACCGCCAATCTCTTTTGCTACATAGCAAGTCTTGTTTTTCCAATAGTATTCAACACCGTAGCTAGTTGCTGCAGTTTGTAAAAGTTCGTCAGCATAACCGCCACCTAACCCATCACTAAATGTTTTAACCGAGTTTTGATTTACATCTGCACCAATAACAACGTCAAAGCCTGAATCCTTGAATAGAAAGTTCAGAGCATCTTTGATTTTAACTGGTTTAGATGTTGTTGACGTGTCTGTACTATCACCACTCTTAGTCGCGGTAGTTTCCACACCAATCTTATCTTTGACATAGTGATAATGGAACATTCTGGCAATTTGTATTGCACTTACTGAGTACTGTATATAGTTGCCTATATCATCAGTATTGTAAGTCTGCAGTACATAGTCTTCTCCTCTTTCAGGGACGTTAATCACACTAAAAGGTGCTAAAGCCTCACCATCTACCTTATTGGTATGCAAATTATAAAAGTTGAAACTCAACGTGTCTAAGCTACCCAGAGTTGATGTTACTTGAACATCTTGACCTTTAACGATTGCTACTTGGCCAGCAGCATTCTTAATTGATATCAAGTAATCATCTCCTAATAGTAAAACCTGGTATTGAACTTAATTGTATAGTCAGTAGCGCCGTCAACAGCAATATCATTCCAGCCTTTAACGAAATCAAGATAGGCATGATTAGTCTTAGAATACTGCTCTGTACCGTTAATAGTTGGCACAATCCCGTCAATTACAATTGTGTCTTGCTTAGTGTAACTACCGGAAAGCTTAAATACTTGATTAGTAGTGCTATTGGTTATCGTCAAAGCATCTTTCACATTACCGTTAAAAGTAATCTCTACAGGTAATTCATCAGCTTTTAAATCAATATTAGATGCGTTGTAAACTCTGCAGGGACTTGAATTGAAAACATATTTCAGTTCCATACCATGCGGAATATTAAGGCCTAAGCCCCATTTGCCACTTTCATAACTAAAATCACTATCTGCAGTCGTTGCTACTGTTTCAGCAAGTCCTAGTGGACAACTCAAATTAATGGTTGCTGTAGCTTGCCAGAAGTTTTCTATTTGTGGGTATGAGATAGCTCCATCAACAACACATTTCCAACGTAAATAAGGAATACGATTGGTATAGATGTAAAATGGTTCATCGCTGTTAAAGATACGCTTTAAATCAAGCCTCTTAAGCTCTAGATCGATCGTATCTTCTGCTTGAATCATTAAAGTTAGTGGAATAGTCATCTTATCAATAACTACATCGGTTAGAACTTGGCCAACTTTGCTTTGTTGCACGTAAGTGTGGGCGTAATTAACGCCCGGTGGCTCAAAAGTAATAACTCTAAAACCTAGTTTGTCCAAATCGTATTCTGTACCGTCTAATCTTTTAACGAAAATACTAGACAATTGGTACTGCACCTCCTTGTTGCTTAATAGTAATGTCGTGTGCTTGTAACATCTTAATTGTTGGATAAGTTGCTCTCGCCATCTCTTTATCAGAAACTATAAATTTAATTACTGTATCACCATCAATTGCTTGACCTTGATTATTGACTTTAACAATATTTTGACCAGCTACAGTGCTGCTATCAGGTGTTCCATAGCCGGCTACTGAACTATATTTCACTTGTTCCATAATTCTAGCTAATGAAGCCGTAGGACTTTCAGGAGCTACTTTAGCACGTTGCAATATAGCCTTATTAATCAAGTGATCTGCCGTTGATTTTTGTGGATTAATAACAAATTCAGGACCATCTTCACCAACACCGATCACTTCAGGTTTGTCAAACTCGCCACCGTTACCGTGCCAGCTACCAGAGAACCTTCTATGACCAGTTGGACTCCAACCAGCTCCAAAGTGAATATCATTTCGCCAGTTAGAATCGTTGAATAATGCCAATAGTTGATCCCAGCCGTGATAAATACTGCCATGACCTTTTACTTTGTAATTGTTAAAAGTACTTGTCTTGTATTGCAATAAACCACGTGCTGGTCCAGAACCATCACCATCGGGGTCTGCTCCCGGCTGTGTAGCCCGAGGATTACCACCAGATTCACCAGCAATCATAGAAATAATTTTTCTGATTTCTAATGGAGTAACAGAAGTGTGCATCGTTTCAGCAGCCTTCTTAATATCTTCGCCCCAACGGTCTGCTCCTGTTCCTGCTGGGTCTTTAGCATCAGCTGCAATTCCAAATAAATCACTGATTTTGCCAATGAATTTGAAAAAGCCACTCATACCGGGTAGATTCTTAATAAATTTCTCTAAGTTAGAGTTGGCCTTTACAGTACCTTCTCCATTTTCATTCTTAAGACCCGGGATTCTGCGATAACTTACTGCTCCTTCGTGGAAGTCTGAAACATTAGCCATTCCAATTCCAGAACTTGGGCTCATTGCTGACCATATCTTGCCATTGCCAGCATAAACACCAACGTGATTTCGTCCTCCCGGACCAAAGAATACTAAGTCGCCAATTTGTGGATTGCTTACTCCTCGTGACATTGCATATTGGTCACCAGAGTAATGAGGGAAGCTCTTGCCAAAGGCTTTTTGTAAAGCGTACATAACCAATCCAGAGCAGTCGAAAGCATCAGGACCAGAAGCACCCCATACGTAAGGTTTTCCTTTACCATATTTTTCAACTGCACCTAGAAGGCCACCTTCTGCACCACCACCATCAAGTTTGCCAGAAACCATTGACCAGAGTGTTGACCAGAAAGCCTGTACATTCTTGTTAGCTTGATCAAACAAGCCACTAGCCAGCTCCTTCATGGATCGTTTGCCACTATTAAAGCCTTTAAAATTGAAGATATCCTTCACGTAATCAATTGGGTGAGCAATGATCTTAGTGGCCATGTTGAATAGGTCTTTTAAGTGACCTGCAGTGTTACCAATCCATGAACCAATGCCACCAAGCCAGCCCATAAAACCAGTACCTTTAGCAAAGTGAGTAATACCCATACCTTGCATTACCATAGCTGTTTCAGAAGCATTTAGAACTTCATCACCAGGCATCAGCATAGTGGTTGTATTTCTGCCTTGGAAAATACCAAACTCACCGGTTGACGGTCTAAAGAGTGCTTCTTTATTGCCCGTTTCTGGGCTGTCAAAACCATCGTTAACCATTGCTAGGGTCGGTTCAGTAATTGCCCGTCTAGGACCACTAAATGCACCAGTACCACTGGCAAACTTCTTAGGGATCTTCTTGATTGTGTCACCTTTTCCACCAAAAGCATAGATGACGGTATTAATGCCGCTAATACCAGCGTTAACAATGTCAATCAAGCCACCCATAGCATCTTTACCAAGCTTTTTCATTGCGTCCCACATGTCGCTAAAGATATTTCGAACGCCCTTGGATAGACTCTTCCAACCAGCTTTGAAGTTAGGACCAAAGTTGCTTAGCCAGTCTTGCATATCAGAACCAAAACGTGAGGTTCTGTCTTGCATTTTAGACCATGCATTGCTTAGATTCTTCCGAGTATCAGACCAACCACGATTCCAATTCTTACTAAAGTTCTTGCTGAAGTCGTCATACCACTTATGGATATTGCTACCCCAATTACTGGTATTACGCTTCATATCATCAAAGGAATTGATTAGGTTCTTCTTTGCCTTTGACCAGCCGTTATTCCACTTCTTTTTGAACTGACTATTAAACTTGTCATACCACTTGTGAGTATCTTTACCCCAATTAGTGGTATTTTTTTGCATTTGTTTAAAGGAATCAGAAAGAGCTTTCTTGTTATTCTTCCAAGCCTTATCCCACTTCTTACCGAAGTCTTTCATCTGAGATTGAGCATCTTTAAAGAGTGTGCCAAAGAGGTTACCTTTTTTGAAGGCTTTAACGTATCTATTGTCGTTAAGCCCTTTAACAAAGTTGCCCCAGTTTTTGGATACTTGTTTGCCCCAATTACCAATGCCGGTCCATAATCCTTTGAAGAAATTATGACTGGCTTTAAGCATGCCGTCCCAGCCTTTTTGGAATGTTTTACCAAGACTATCTACCCATTTTTTGAATTTAGGGTTGTTGTCATATAGTAGTTTTACGGCTCCGCTAATTGGATTGACAATAAGTAAGGCTAGACCTAACCAATTCTTTTTGATCCAGTTAATCGTGGCTTGCATTCCCTTAGAAATGTTCTTACCTAGATCATCGACCCATTTCTTAAACTTAGGATTATTGTCATAAAGAAGTTTAAGTCCTCCACCAATTGGATCAACTAGCATTCTTAATAATGTTGGCCAATTCTTTTTGATCCAGTTAACAACTACTTTTAAGCCTTTAACAAAAGACTTATTAAAAGCTTCTACATTACGCACCATGCCATTAAATGACTTACGTACGGTCTCAGCTGCTTTATTAACCCATTCTCTAAATGGTTTGATATGCTTATACGCTTCGTAGAAGGCTAGGCCTAGTGCTAATAAAACAGCTAATGTCATACCGAATGGATTAGCTATAAAAGCACCTTTTAAAGCACCAAAACCATCTTTTAAGGCAATAAAACTAGCTTTAACTTTGTCTACTCCGTTAGCTAATGATGGAAAGGCTTCACTTAACCCTATAATGGTTGATTTAGCTGCCTTAATTGTTTTGACGCTAGCTTGTATACCTTCAAATCCGGTTTTGATACCTTTGAAGACTGAAAGCGTACCTTTTCCGGCTAATGCTGCTGTCACAAATAAAGCAAACGCTTTGCCGAGAAGTTCAATTGCTTGTCTATGCTTAGCTACTTCATCAATAGATTTGCTAGTTCCTTGCATTTGTGGAATTAGATCAGCTAGCTTTTCTGATATTTTTCCAATAAAATTGCTTATATCTTGAAACAAATCAATTGCTGCAGAAATAGCACCTTTTGAAAAAATTCCAATGAATTCCCCCATCTCTCTTATAAGTGGGTGAAGATAAACCATGACTGCATTAAAAGCTTGTCCTAGATTTTGAATGATTTTAGTAATTCCAGAAAAATCTAACGCTAATTTTTGTTTTCCTACGTTTTTTAAACCATCAGCAATACCATTTATTAACTCACTAAATACTTTAAATATGTTGGCACTCAGTACTCCTGCTAATCCGGCAATAGATTGAAGCACGGGAGTTAAAGCTTTATTCAAATCCCTGAAAGAGCCACCTATACCATTGAGGTACGTAGAATTAAATGCATTACCAATATTAGCCTTAAATGACATGGCAAAAGTATTGACTGTTGACATTAGCACATTGATATTATTGGCAATATTCTTGCTAAAGTTTTCAAAACTCTTTTCAGCAGCACTAGATGCAATCCAGTTACTCATCTTGCCGAGTAATGGATTCTTTAGATTCTGGAAAGGTTTAACGATAGCACCAGCTAAAACAGGAATACGCGCATGAATGGTACGTTCCATACCGTCCATAGTCTGAGAGAAGTTATCAGTAGCATTCTTGTACTTTTTTCCCATTCCTATTAGAACGGTATTCATTGCATCGGCTGATATTTTGCCTTGAGACATCATATCTCGCACTTGAGATGTAGTTAGCTTACTGTTATGAGTAACTTTTTGCTCGTATGCTACCAACTCTTCCATAAACTTAGGGAAGACATTCTGGATTGACATCATATCTTGTGCGTTAGCTTTACCATTACCGATCATTTGAGACCACTGCATCGCAAAGTTCTTTACCGCATCGTCACTCTGACCAAAAGCATCTTGCAAAGTAAGGACGGATTTAGACAACTCTCTCGTCTTACCTGCAGAGTTAGTAACAGCATAGAATTTTTGGTTTAAATCATTAACCATTTCTGTACTGTTTTGTGCTGCAATAGCAAGATCATTAGTTTCTTTAACTAGTTCCTTACCTTTGCCGGCCGAACCAGTTAAGGTTGTCCACTGAGCAAACATATCTTGCTGTAGCCGATTGTAGTGAGTACCTTCTGTAATTACACCGCCTAAGGTATTTTTGATTACACTTAAGCCAGCCTGAACAGCATTTGCTGCAAAGTTTCCAATAAATGTTCCTTTAATAATCTCATGAAGTTTTGAGAAGTGTTTTCCTGCATTGTCAGCATTTTTACTTGCACTGTCAGTAGCCGATTTAGTTTTATCAGTAGCATCTAAATCAGTATTGTGCTTTTTAGGTACTTTATTGACTTCTTCCTTACTTTGCTGAGCTTTTGCCTTTACGTCTGTATTATCTGCAGTCTGTTTAGTCTTGGTATCTTTCGGAACTGAGTCAAGTTCTTTTTTAGTTTCCTCAACCTTGGCCTTGGCATCAGAATTATTAACTTCATTTTTAGTTTCCGTACTCTTAGGTACAGCTTTAAAGGCGTTTTGAAGTTCTACAGTTTTAGACTTAGCTTCATCAGTAACAGCGCTAAACTTTGTCTCTACTTCTTTAGGTACAGACTTTATTTCTTTATCGGTTTGCTGGGTCTTGTCCTTGACATCCTTGTTATCTAGCGTCCATTTGAATTGAACTGGCTTACTAAGCTTTTGGTTAACTTCCTTACTGGTCTCATCAGCTTCCTGTTTAACTTTGCTAGTAGATTGTTCAAAGCTATTATCTAGTTTTTTACCAGCATCTTTCCCCAGTGCATTCAAGACCTGATCTATCAGTTGAGCATCAGTCTTAACCTTATCAACCGGTATATCAATATCAATAACAATTTTACCGTCAGCCATCTATTTACCTCCCTTCTTTGCTGCTTTAAAAAGAGAGTTGAAAGCTGCAGATAAAGCATTATTACTCAATGCGTCCTGTTCAGACTTGGATTTATTAACTCTCAAAGCATAATATTGCTGGAGCTGTGCAACTTTACCTCTTTGTTCGTCTGGTATTTCACTTAAATTCTTTTGTCGTAAGTCAATTATTCTTTGAATTGGCGTATCTTCATTCAGCCCATCAAAAAGAGCACGGAACACACACCAGTGCATTTTTCCGCGCTCTTTGAGTAGATCTATATGATATTGCATTAAGAATGACGCATAGATAGCGTCAGCATCTTGCCTATATGAATAAAGCTGTTGTGGAGCTATTTGCATGCCAAAATTCATTGAAGAATTGGACTGATACGGTGCTTTAGTAATAGTTTCATTGATTAGTTTAAAACTACTCTCAAAGAAATCAGGGTCTAAAGGTAGTTCTTGATCGCCAAAAAACAGACGAATAGCTTTTTCTTCTTGGTCAGGTTCATCACTCTCTGCTAACTCTAAATACTTAATAACTGTGTCAAAAGCTAAGTTAATGTGATATATTCTGTCGTCAAACTTGATAGCTGATAAAGGCGTATCAGTTAGACTAAGCATGATATTAAGCCTACATTGATACGCTTGAAGATACAGTTGAAGGAGCAGGCATGTGTTTCAACGCTTTACGCTTCTTGTCTTTCAGTTCAACTGATTTATTAGCTTCATCATTCAAAGCATTTAAAACAGCTCCTAAAGCATCGGTTGAGTAGTTGTAATACTTGTAAAGGCGTTTACCTTCACCATTGCCTAACAACTTGTCTAATGCTGAAATTGCAGCATTTTTTACTGATGCAAAAGTGTTTTCTACATCTTTCTTTTGAGCAGCTAATTCTTTATTTTCAAAATTAGGATCGTCTAAAGCTTTAAGACCATTCATAACTTCAACAGAGGCCTTTGCAACAGTCTTTTGGAAGTTATCATCAAATACGATCTTATAGGCCTTGCCGGCTAATTTAACTTCGACTTTGTTGTCAACTTTAATTCGTTTATCTAAATCAATAACTGACATTGGTTACCTCCTAATTTTATTTTGGCAAATCAGTGTGTTTTTCTGCCAGAGAACTTGCTGGATGTGTGTCATCAACAGCTGCAGTGAAAATTCGGGTCTTGTCAGTCTCGGTTAGCGTTAATTTACCGTTCGTTGTCTTAGGCGCACCATCAAAAGCAATGGTAAGTGAAAAGTTTTGTTGAGCATCTGCAGCACCACCGGTTGGTGTAATTGCAGTTAATGTACACTTAGAAACTACTGGCATTCCGTTGTTGATCCATAATACACGTGTTTTTGCAGCTGATCCGATCGCATATTGTTTACTATCAATGTAATCTTGTGCCGCATCCCCTAAGTAACGCACGCCCTTAACAGCCAGTTGAAGAGATTTTCCAGTTACTTCGGTGTCATCGTGACCGTATCCATCGTAGTAAGCCGTCTTTTGTGTCTTTTCTTGCCATGATGGTGTAATTTCACTAATACCACGTGCTAACCAAGCCCATTTACCAGTAGTGATATCCGTTAAGTCTTCATCGTTGTCAGTAGTATCAATGTAAAGACGATTAGCAACGTTTAACGCTGCACCGTCAGTAGGAAGCTCTGTCCCTTTAATTTGAACTAAATTGTTTGCCATTCTTTAATCTCCTTATTTTGTGTAAACAAAAACAGCAACGTCTAATAAATACGTCACTGTTCCTTGCATATCCTGTTCTGTTTCACTAGGAGCGCTAGATACATCAATCTTGTCAAAAACAAAATTGCTATTGTCGCTCTTAACCGCTCCTGGCTGTAAATCATCTAAAAATAAACTGATCTTAAAAAGATCATCCTTAATCTCTCTAGCGCTCTTACCACGCTCTGTAATTGCGTAATTGTATACCCAGTATTCTCTACCACTAAAATCAGTTGAAAGCTTGTGAGAGCCTTGTTCTGGCACTAAGCCAATAGAGTTATCTGGTGCTAAGTATGCAATCTTGATCGGCAATTCAGTGCCTTTGATAATTGATTGTGCTAGAGCTTCCTGTAGATCAAACTTAATATCACTCATGCCACATTGCGCCCTTTAAAAATTCATTTTTAAGAATTGCCATCTCTGAAAGGTTGCCCTTAAGCCTTAGGTCCCACCGTCTTGATGTTCCTGCTGTGGTGTAATTATGAATTCTAAATGGACCACCATATTGATTAGTTATAAATCCATAAAACTGTGCCCTTGCATAAGGTACAACATAGTAAACGCTAGAACCATCAGTTGCTACTTTGGCATAGTCACGTAAATCTCCACTTTTCTTAGGTACGTACTTCTCCATTGCCTGTTGTGCATCATTAGCCATAGCTAAACGCCCACGTCTTAACTGAGCTTCACTGAATTTGTGGTTCATGATATTAAGATTCGTCCTAACTCTAATTCCCATGCTATCACCTCAAATCATTGTTAGCCTATATTGATAGATTTCTTTGCTAAAAGGCTCGTAGTCTTCGTTTATATTGGTTAGCGTGTATTCCTGACCTTCATAGATAATCTTTGCCTTATTCTCAATATCTTGCTTAGATAGTGAAATAAGTGGCTCTGATATATCTTTATATATCATCACAGTACCATTTGCGACAATCTGCCGATTGTTGTTAGTGCCTGAATAGATAGTCCGTAAATGAACTACGCAATTATCAATCTGAACACCATCATCGTAAGTGGCTTCACCATATAAATCATCTTTAACTTTGCGTCTGATGATAATGGATTGATTGCACATTGACTTTGGCGGCTTTAACATGATGAAACACCTCTATACAGCAAGCCAGTATAGAAAAGATATTCTAATGCTAGATTGTATACACCATTAGTTGCCGAATCCGTTGGACTAGTACCTGTTGAGACGCTTGTTCCATCGATTGAGACACTTTTAATGTCTTTTTGGGCCATCTCATATGTACTAGTCGCACCAATATCGTCCATATACTCAATCTGCAAAGCCAGAGCCTTCTTAAACCACTTAACACGATTCGTATCAGTATCTTCATCAATTGAATTGCGTTCATAATACATCCCTGTTAAGGGATTAATCATGTTCTCAGCGGCTTTTTCAAGAGTATCAAAATCAGCATTAGTAGATTTATTTGTTAGTTCTTGAAATTCTTCTTGGCTAAGTAATTGCATCAAGAACCTCCTACTCAATTAATTGTTATTTTCCTAGACCGCTTGTTGCTTTTGGAGTGCTAGCAGGTACAAATAACGGATCAAGTTGGAATTTGTATTGAACTAAACGTACATTGCGTACATCCATTCCCTTTGGTAATGTCCATGCTGCTTTCTTCTTGAAATCGTCTGGAGTTGGGAAGTTAGGCTTGTCTGGTACAAAGGCTGGATCAATGGAAATGCCTGCTGGATGGATACAGCCAACACGCTTTTGAACAACACTTTCACGTCCACCTTGTTTAAGTGGCTCGTCTACTACTTTTGTGCCGTAAAGTTGACTAGAGTAACGAACAGCACCAGCTCCAAACAAGTAAGCTACTGATGTAGATTTGCTGCTTGCTGTTTCTACTGGAATAGCATCATCAATAACTACCTGCTTACCGTTATATACATTAATTGGATTCCCACCGTTTGAAGGCTGAATAGTATCAATTAAGTTTTGTGCTTTCATCATTGCGTAAGTTGCTGAGTTAACAGCAATGCCGGTTAATAAGTTTTCTGGTTGATCTCCCATTAATCCTAGTGCAGCAATAAATCCTTTTGCGCTAAATTCAGCACTAGTTGGGGACTTTGCAGTTAAGTCTAAGATTTTTGCGTTTGCTACATCATCAACTTGGAATGCACCATTCAAAACAGCGAGCAACATAGTTTCGTCACAAGCGTTCCAAAATTTAGAGAAACGACTACCAATTCGTTCAGAAACTGGTGCTCCTGAAATTAATGTTGAAATATCAGTTTGACCGAAAGCTTTTGCTTGATAGAACTTCATACCGACTTGTGAACCTGAAGTAAGGTTTGATACCTCAATATCTGCATCATCTGTCCAATTATCGGCATCTCCCTCTAAGTCATTAATGAAAGGAATGATAACTTTTGTACCTGCATCCATTAATCTATCGCCTAAATCAGTATCGGGAGTAAGAATACCTGAATTTACTAGATTATTTGTCTTTGTAGAATCATTTTGCACCCAGTTATCAAAAACTTCTGGGATAATAAGGTCTTTTAAGTGTGTTTCTGCCATTTATCTATTGCTTCTTTCTAAATAATTGTGACCATCTCGATGGATCTTCCTTATACAATTCATTTTGTTGTTGAAGAGTCATCTTAGATGGATCTTGTGGGACTTCGGATGTGCCATTCCCTGAAACAACTACATGAGTAGCCGGCTTTTGTGGTTCTGCTGGCTCATCCTTTTTGAATAAAAAGCCGTAATTTTGTTTAGCAGCATCAACTTGTTCTTGAAAGCCAAGTAAGTTGCCATTTTCATCAAGTGATACCTTACCAGTATCAATAAAAGGTAGAACAGCCTTGTTTTCAAGCGCACCAGCTTTACTTAATGCACTTGAAATAGCAAACTCTTTCTTTTGAGAAGTCAACTTATTAGACCATTCTTTGTCTTTTTCTTTATTAGCCTTTTCAACTTCGGCAAACTTGGCTCTAAGCTCTTCATTGTCTTTGGCTGCAGTACTTAAGGACTTAATCTGTTTATCACGATCTGTTACTTGCGACTTGTAACCATCAATTTGATCATTTAAGCTAGCAATCTTGGTATCATAGTTACTGCGTATAATGGTCATGTCCTTACCATGTTGTGCCATAACAGCCTTGATCTGATCAGCATTTAAGCCTTGTTTTTCTAAAAAATCACGTTCCATATTTAGTTCTCCTAACGTTTAATTTATACGAGGGACGACCTCGTTCAGAGCATAATAAAAGAGCAGTTTAGCGACTTACTCAGGTCGATTTAATTAATCTGCTTTGACTATCTGCTCACGATCATATTGACGTGCTAAGAAGTCATTATCTTTTACAATCTTTCTTAATTTGGCTTGATAACCTCTTATTGATTGATTGAGCTTTCTAACATTTTCAGGATCTTCATCCCTCTCAGCAAGTTCTTTTTTGTATTTAAGGTGTCTAATACTGCGTTCATAGTATCTTTGCTGTTGTTGTATCTTAGCATTCTTGACGGCTTGCTTAGGGTCATAATGCTTTTGAAAGTTATGAGATACGCCTTTGATGTAAGGATAAAGAATGTGACTGCAGTTAATCTTTTCTGTAATCTTGTATTACTACAAGTGTCGGACTATATCATCTAAGGCTTTCGCCTCGCATTGCACTTCGACCGGTAGCTTGTCTTCCGGTCTACTCTACTCGATTTTTACTCTTTCGATAGTCTCTACACCTTTTTAATAAATTCCCAGCGATAACCGCCAGCACTCTTTCTATACTTTTTGTGTAAGCAAACTGCACTAATTTGTCTTGAATTTATGCCAGTTGCTCTTTCAGCTTCTCGCACACCATCAAAAGTGTTAATTAGTTTGCCATCTTTAGTATATTGACCAACTCTCTTTTTAAGAGAATCAGTGTATTTTTTTAATTGCTGGCTTTTCTTTGCTAAATATTTTGGATCTTTTAGCCTTTCTTTTTGAATTTGACTAGATAGCTTAGAATGTCTTTCTCTATATTCTTTGTTTTGCCAGTTTCTTTTATTCATTTGAGAAAATTGAACGCTTTTGGCTTTTGCCATATTTTCAGCGTTAGTAGGAGCGCCGTCTATTACGTTATACATTGGAATATTTCTTTTTCTGTAAAGTAATATCCATTTTTTCTCTAAAAAATCAAGATCTGAGATTTTGCATTCTTCTAAGATTTTTTTACTAAAATTTTGAATCCCATATTTAGCAATATCTTTATGTAAATTATAAGGTCTTTGATTTATTGCACTTTTTTTAAAGTGATCTATAAATCTTTGATGAATATCAGTTGACTGACCAATATATACTTTACCAGTTGCCTTATTAATAATTATATAAATTCCAATAGTTTTATTCATCGCTGAGAACCTCTTAAACTTGGCACGGGATTAACCTAAATTAGGCTTTCCCCGTTAGCTTTAACAATATTAATCTATATAACTATTATATCATTTATGTAGACAATTAATACCGTTAAAACACCCCTAAGCTAAGGGTTCACAATGTTTATACAGGGCATTAACGTCTACCCTGTGTGCCGGCCGGCTTGCCGTATCCATAATCGTAAATATTAGGATACGAAAGATCAGCCTTTGGATCGCTTTTAGGTACAATGCACACTACTTTGCCTTGAATTGGAGCACAAGCCGGTCTTGCTGCCGGATGACTAGACATAGTAGCAAGTACTGTGTCAAATTCCTTCATAGATTGCGCCCTAGCTTCGTTAAATACTCGGTGAGTAGTAGATGTAATGACAGTTCTTGTATACCCTTCTAGCGTCCACTCATGACCGCCTTTGTCTGTTAGGGATGTAGGCAAGCCTTTGTCATACCATTGGAGGATATTGTCTTTTAATGCTCTATCTGCCGTCTTAGTTCCTGTAGAAACATCTAATACAGTTTTGTCGATAATGTTTTGATAGGTTTTTAAGGCTGCATTTTTATGAACATTAGTTGTTAATAACGTCTGATTAACATAGTTATTGACATTTCTAAAGGTTTGATCGGCATAAGCATTAATAATTGCTACTGTATCATCACTCACACCTCGCATTGGTTGCTTTAATGCTGTGGATAATTCACTGTTCATTCTTTTAGCAACTGTTAAACCTTGGCCTTGAATAAGATCATAAATAGCTTGCTTACTATATCCAATATTTTTGGCAATAAAATCAACCACTTTGTCAGTTAAACCACCCATTTCAGCAAGAGCCTTTAAGCGCCACTCCAAGACGCTTTTTTCATCAGCATTAATAAGCATCCCTTTGTGCTTCTTAAACGTGTCAATCAGCAAATAAAAGGTATGCTGCTGCAAGTAATCATAATAATCAACTATCTTGCTTGCTTGCTTCATCATCTTGCTTAGTTGTGGATCCATCTACCTCACCTTTATCTTTTTGCTTTTGCGTATCTGCTAAGGGATTAAACTGTTCAAAATCAGGCGCTGGTGTCGCTTTTTCCTTTTGCAGTTGTTCCACCCACTTAGCAGCTTCATCATCGCTTAAGTTATAGTTACGCTTGGTAAATTCTGTAATAGGCATTGCACCAGCATTAAGAGCTGATAAATCATTCTTGAACTGTGCATCTTGATCCACAAAAATACCATCGTTAAAGTCTGGTGTAATAACTAAATTATCAATATCTCCGGTCCATTTAGGCTTTTGATCGCTCCACAATTCCGGTGTCTGTAATAGTTCAGCAATAGCATATACAAGTTGGTCTATTGTGTCCTCGACTTGTGTTAAGTAACTAGAACGTGTTTGATAAGTCATTGAATTGCTTGAAACAACACCTGTAGCTGTTTGAATACCTGTAGGGGTTGCTGTAAATGTTCCCTCACTCAATCCAATTTCGTTTTCAAACTCATGTAAGAAGTAGCTCATTGCTGCTTGATACTGGTCTGTTCTGATATTGATAGCTAAATCCTTAAATGAACTGCTATCGTCTAATCTACTATTGATTGGAACAAATACGTCATCGTCCGTATCCCAATACATTTGCTGATCTACTGGGACGGGCTGACCATTGATTTGAGTTTGCCGTTTCAACCAGCTTTCAGGAACAGTTACACGTCTACGCCCAGTCTTAACATCCCAATAAAAGCCGTCTTGTGTCACGTTGATATCATCAAGAATGTTTCTGCAGTTATCGCACAAGCCTAAACCTAATGGACTTGTAAAACTCTTGTTGTTGTCTCCTGGATTACGATAGAAGGCAAACAGTGGCTTAGTTATATGCGTAAAAGTTGCTGTTTGCGGTAAGTCAGCATATTCTTCAATCGAATTTAAAGGTACTTGAGTGCCTGTTTCGTTTTCGTCAGTTGACTCGTATAGTTCATTAGTAATTGTGTAAGGTTTGTATTCGTGGCCGTTCTCATCTACTTGTTTATTGCCCCATTGATGAAATTCTAACAGTGTGTAATAGTGCGGCTCATCGTTAACGGTCTTAACAATCTTACGAGCTAATGCAATCTCTCTAACTTCTGTAGTGTTAGCATTTAATGGATATACACCTAATGCGTCAGACCAGTTCAATTTAATTGTGTCATCTTCAACATAAGGTCTAATTGCACTAGAACCTAAAGCAATAGCACGCTGTAAATTAGTTTCAAAAGTGGTGTAAAAGCGACTTTCACGAAAGACTTTATCAAGTTGTTCCTGGAGTTCATTATCATTAACTTTTATCGAACATTGTTCGTTGAAGATGATTGATGCTAAGCGCTTAGATGCTTTTTGCGTCATGTTAACGGTATTCATCTTGCGTTTCTTTTCATGACCTAGCACCCAATAATGAACGTCCTGTGGCTTGTCAGAATAATAGTCTTTAGCTGTTCGGATGCGTGTGTACTCTTCTGCAGGTACTGCAATCCGTGGATCGTCTGTAATAGCTCCTAGTGATTTAATCATCCCTAACTTAGCACCTCCTTTCCTGAATAAACTCTTAATGCTAGCCCATAGTCCCATATACTCACCACCTTATGCTGCTAGTCCGAGTAGTTGCTCATTATCCACAATAGCGTACTTAATGGCATCGCAAGAGTGATCGTCTTCCTTGATAACGCGCGGATTATCGCTATTAACTGTAGCTGGATCCCACTGATATTTTTGGTGTTCTTGTAGAAATATCTCATTGCCTGGTGTTTTCAAAACATATAAACGCCCTTGTGCTAGAAGATCCTCAACACGGTCAATCATTGCTGCTTCACTCAACTTATGTACCTTAGACCACTGCGTGTTGTACATTTGCCAATATTGTGTATAGATACCACCATCAGCAGAGTCGATTGTCTGATTATAAGGTAGAACGCCGTATTTATTGGTTATCTCATTGATAAAGTCATGCACACGCTCAGCCTGTTCAGATGCTGACAGCTTACGAGCGTACTTAGTTGGATCATAGTAAAAGGTATCTAGTACATAAACGTTGTACTTGTTAGTTAAAGCACACGCTACACAAGCGGTAGCAGATACCATAAATCCGGTATCCATGCCGTAAAAGATTTCAGTGATATATTCATCATCTGGTATCTTATCCACAACCTTAAACAGATTCATATTATAGACATTAGTACCCAATCCAACAGCTTCACCAAGGTATAGCCAGCGGTAATAGTCCGGATCATTACGCTTATATGTCTCAATCAGGTCTAATTGCTGCTTAGTGGTAAAGCCTAGCTTGTCGTCTAAGTAGGTGCTTGTGTCTATGAAGTAATCAGGATCAGTTTGGCGCTGTGTAATCCATTCATTCACCCATGCGTAAGGATTGCGCGGTGGATTGTATGAAATATAAACCTTTACCTGCTCTGCAAAATCGGGTTTTTGTCTAATGAACGTAGGTACCGATTGATCGAATACATCAACACTTTTTAAGTTAGCAAACTCTTCAAACCAAACCGCTATCACATTACCCACAATGTTGGATTTAAGTTTCATTGGATCATTAGCACCGTAGAAGTAGAATGTTGATCCTGTCCTTATATGAGTAATCGTTAAAGGTGATACACGAGTTCTGAACTCACTTTCAACGTGCAACTTATTCATAGCCCATAGAATCTGGTTATAAACACTGTCACGTAAATAGCGTTGATTTTCACGTACACAAATGATGTTTACTGTTTTGCCTTGCGCAATATACTTCATCATTGTGGTAACAAGCTTGAAGCTGATTACTGACGACTTAAAAGAACCACGGCCACCCTTATAAACTTGATAAGGCTTATTACTATTCCATGCGGTATAAAAGTGAGGATTAATCTCCTGGCTTAGTTTTACTATTGCCATTGCTATCAATCTCCCTTATATCGTCTACAATGATTGTCTTATTGCTTGGATCATCATTTTCTTCAAGCGCCTTAAGCTGTGCTTCACTAAGTTGTGCTTCTGCAAGCGTCTTACGAGCATTAGCTTCATTAAGTTTCTGGAATGTTTGATCACGGTAAATGTCTGGACGCCTATTTTTAAGCCAAAAAATAATAGCAGAGGCGTTTGGATCCACTTCTGTTACTGTCTTGCTTATAGGTATTTTTTCATAAACGTCAACATTCTCTGCTGTTGCAATTGCTATCTCTTCCCGTGTAGCTTGTGGATGATCTAGCTTATAAATGTTAGCAAACTTAGTACGTTCAGCTTTAAGATTAAACTCATCTTTCTTGACCATCTTATATTGTGTAGTGGTAAGAGTGTGTTTCTTCATAACTGAAATGAAAGAGTCTTCAATTTCAGCATCAACTATTTCTTTACCTTTTTTCAGGGCGTCACTCATGTCACTATATGTACTTAACCATCTTTGAAAGGTTTGACGTTTAACACCAATCTTCTTGGCTATCTGTTCATTGGTTAAGCCATCTCTAGCCCATGATCTAAGCTTAGTGAGATTATCAGGCTCTAGCCATTTTTTGTATTCAGCATGTGCCATCTAATCCACCTCATCACTTTAACCACCTTTGCTACCAAACGAACTTCTTTTAACCTTAACGCCACTTCTTCTTAAAGCTATCTTTACTGATCTAACACTTCGTCTTGCGCTAGTTAATGCTTTAGTTAATCTATTACCGTTGGCTCTCATACTCTGACCACCAGTAACACGATTAGCCATTCTTGTAATTCTACGGTCACCACTTCCAGTAGTCCGTAATCTTCTTTGAATTACTCTATTTTGATTTCTATAAGAAGTGGTACGACTAGCACTAAATAAATCTAACTGTTTAGCCATTTAATCACCTCCATATTTCACAAACTAAGAATGCTATATTGTCGGGCTTGAATGAACTTTAATCATCTTGGCCAAACTAATTTTCTTCACAAAGATTTTTTAATTCAATTCCAGCGTTATTGAAAATATCTCTTTAACTGTTCAAATGTAATGTATTCCTCATTAGCTGGGATGTTGGCCTTTTTATAAAATTCTTCCTTAGCTTCATTACTTGGAAAGATAACCTTGGTATAGAAGTTAATAACGGTTGAATCATTATCCTTCTTCCTGAACTCGCTCTTAGTTTTATTAAATTCAGCAAGATTAGCCATCTTATCCTTTTCATCTTCAACTTCTTCATCGTAAGGCGTTGATGTCTTTGATGGTTCATCACTATTTGATAAACTTCCATCAAAATCAACATCCCCGTCAAACATAAAGTCGATATCAGACTTGTTAAAGCCCATATCTTCAAAAGAGACATCTTGCGAAAGATTAAATAGCTCGTCTAAATCCCAGTCACCTTGCATACTTGGATTATTAAGCTGTACGTTTAATTTCTTTTCTGTCTTTTCATCAACATCAATAATTGCTACTGGAACATCATAATCTTTCTTTCGATAAATCTTATCTGCTGCCGTTAACCGTTGATGACCGCCCACAAGGACACCTGTACGCTTATTCCAAACTAACGGCTCTATTAATCCATTTTCTCTAATTGCTTTAACGAGCTTCTTTTGATTACTTTCATCAATGATACGTGGATTATAATCAGCAAACTTGATCTGACTACGTTTAACTGTTCCATATTCAAATTGCTGCAATGGTTTAGACATAACTAACCTCCTCTACTGCCTGTAGAACCTTTATGAAAAGTAGGCCATAATCCTCTACCAGAAGCTGTTCCTATTCTTTTACCAGTTTTCCAATCTACGCCATGCTTAGCTAACACGCGTCTTGCTGCTTGTACAGCTCTGTTTTCAGATAAGCCGTGTGCAGTCTTCCATGCCTTTTCAGCATTGCTTGGTGGTCGTACTTTCCCACTAGATACTAATCTTTGATACTCACGTTTAGCTTGACTTCGTTTGTCATGATAACTTTTTATAGCTTTTTGGTTTTCACGATGGAATTTGTCCTCGCCTCTAGTAGATCTAAGCTGTCTAACGGAACGCAAACGGTCATCCATAGCTCCGCTTAATGGACTTCCAACACCTTTGCGATTAAGGTATTCTTGCTCGGACATCACTTTTTTACGAGCCATTTTTAACCACCTTTACTTCCAGTAGAACCTTTTTTATATTTAGCTCCACCACTAAATACTAATTTTCTAGCTTTACTAAAGGTCCTATCTGCAGACCTAGAGATGCTAAACTTTTTCCCGTCAGAAGAATATCTAGCTATTCCCTTGGTATAAGAAGCACCAATTACGTTAATCATTCCATTTCTAGCTTTATAAACCACTGCATTCGCTCCATTAATCTTTGCATTAGGAATAATCTTCGTTTCACGATTTTTCATGCTCTTACTAATACGGTTGGCTTGTCTAAAAACGGCTTTAATTCCTTTAGGCATAATTAGCCTCCCCTATTTCCGGTAGAACCAAGTTTGTATTTTCCTTTGCTAACTCCAGCAAAAATACTACTAATCATTTTTGAAGCCTTTTTTTGATCCGCAAGGCTCAGATACGACCAATCGGTCGCTTTTCCTATTCCTCTTGGACCAAGTTCGGTTACTTTGTAACTTTCTCTATTGTTAGAAAACACATGTACATTTCCTTTTTTGTCTTTACCAACTGCAAGGCTACCACCGTTAAATTTAACTCCAGGAACTGCTTTATATGTTCCACCAGCTTTTTGTCTTCTTTTTTCTGCTCTTTCCCAAGTGGTAGTCCACCAAGCGTGTTTTCCACTGGTTTGATAGCGCATGCCATTAGAATAAACTACCATTATTCCTCGCCTTTCTTATAAGCTTCATATTGCAGCACGCCGGCCTGTGCTTCCGGGAAAAACTTAAGTATCCTCTGATAATCATCTGGGTAAATATGCTTAATTGCTGATAGCTCTTTGCCGGCTAACGAATGGAAACTAAAACCCAACTTGCGGTTAAACTCTGGATATAGCAGATTATTAACTTGCATATATCTCTTAATTTCCGCATCTCGCCAGTACATAACCGGGTAGAATCGGCCACGTTCAACATCAATAGAGCCTGAATGCTTTAGCATTGCTCTACGTACCACAGAATCGTTTATCTTTTCTCCGCCAGCTATCCACTGAATACCAGTTTCTCGTCTAATAGCTTCATAAATAGCTCTGATCTTAACTCTAGGCACTGAGTAATCAGCATCCCTGAAAGAACCATATCTATAGAAATCAGCATTCTCAAAGTGTGGTACTCGGATAATATCTACATCGTAGTGACGCTCATATTTTGCTAACGCTTCTTCTTGAAACTTAAGACCAGGAACTAAATACATGAAAAATGGTTGTACTGTCTTAAAGTACTTCTTGCACAGATCAAGTGTTACTATGCTATCTTTGCCCATAGAAAAAGACACAAGCACTTTATCGGTTATCTGTGCCTGTGTCTTAATTGCATCTAGTAAACTCATAAGATATCCTTTGCAAAATAAAAAGCGCTCTAGTAGCGCTTAATGTACGATATGAAACTTTTTAAACTTGCTGAACTGTGGTTCAACATCTCTTTTTACTTTTCGTTTTGGAATATAAAGTAACGGTTTAATTTTGTGATTATACCAATCTTCAAATTCAGGATCATTGTGATCTACTTTAACAAATGGAGCTGGCTTAATTAGCTTATCATCAACGTTATATAGTTTTAGCTGCCCTTTTACCTTGATCGGTTCAATTAGATAGCTGCCGCCCTTTTTAAATGGTTCTATGTGCCAGTAATAAAGTTGATCCTCCTCATTCCATTCAATATCCTTAATCATTGCTACGCAAATAGCATGACCATAGATTGAATTAGGATACTTCCTTGCTGACGCACATAGTAACAATGGGCCTCTGTAGTTAGTAGTCCATGTTCTGTACTCTATAGTCTTAGATCCATTAATAATATCCATGATGTAATTACCATGAATTGATAATGCCTTCATGCCTAATCCTCCTATATATCTCTGTCATATGGTAACTGATGGAATCGAACCACCGCTAATTTGGTACTTCACACCAATGCTCTACCAACTGAGCTAAGTTACCAGAATGTCTGTTTAAAGGCACAGAACTAAGCCCTCTGCTGTAAAATCAATGACTAACTTATTTTTGTGAATAAAATTATCATTTATAACGACTTACTTTGCCAATAGTATGACAAGGTAAAGATTTAATTTTAACGTCCGTTTTCCGCCGGACAATGAGCAGCGTGGGAATCGAACCCACTTCATATTGTGAAAGAAAATTCCTGCTTTCTTTCTAAAATTCCAATTGTGTCGTACTGCCCACGGCTATCGCGCAGTCCACTGAACGATAGCCAACTCTTAACTACAATACGCTCGCCGGGTCGTCGCATATCAATCCTAGGTCGTAGCTTGACCTAGGTAAGCAGCAAGTAGGAATCGAACCTAAATGCTGCTGTACATCAATCATGAAATTATTTGACAGAGATAAACAAATAATGGTTGATGTACTAGGAGATCTTTATTCAAGATCTAAAATTGTAATACTAAAAATTCTTGGAGGATTTCTAGGATCTTCCTTGTTTGAAAGGGTGTCTTTGTCGAAACTTTTTATTTTTTCGACAATAACAATTTACCATGGTTTCAATCCGATAAGTGTCCGGAAACTGTCCGGTAATCGTCCGATTTGCCTTTTTCCGGTTCTGGTTCAATCTCAATAATTAAATCAGGTATATCAAAGCACCCATTTTTTACCTTCTTAGAATTAAGCAGCTCAGCAAACTCACATAAGGCGTCTCTGCGCTTTAAATAATACTGGCTGTTAGAATACCCTACCATTGGCTGTATCTTCCAATCAGGTAGCTTTTTTACAAATTTATTGAGAAGTATTTGCTGATATGGATATGTAGGACTCTTTTGGCATAGCAATATAGTTTGATAAACGGTTGCTGCTTTAAGCTCGTTCTTTTCTACTTTCTTCCAAGCGCGGTCTAGTTTTTTCTCTTGCGAGTTAGTAGCGCTATGACTAGCTGGCATCCCTGTAAATGGTTGGCCGGCTAAATCATCTAAACTAAGAGCTGCACCTCTTACATACTCTGGAAACGTGTACTTAAGAAAGCCTGTAGCGCGTCCGGCGGTCTTTTCAATGTCTATATTCAATCCTAAATCTAAATTTTCGTGTTCCACGTTTCCAACTCCAAACTAGCCTTCTAAGCCGTAATCTCTATAATGTCTTGCTTCCATACCACGCAAGTATCCTTCACGATATGCCGCTTCTTTTAACTTCCACAGATCTTTTACTGTAAGGGATGCAGTATCAAACTTATGTATAAGCTTTAAATCCTTATATGGTTCATCATGTGCTAAGTGATAGCGTCTGTATTCATTACTCATCTATAACATCCTTTGTGTATTTGTGTAGTATCTATCGCTTTTTTCATAAAGCATTAAAGCAGAGAATATCAGTCCTGCCCCTATATCCGTAACTTGATATTTAATTTTTTCTATTGTCAATGGATCTTCTTTTTCAAGAAAATCATTAATAGTATCTTCTAAATATTCCGATGTACTTTCTTCAAATACCTTAACTTTCATCTTTACCACCTTGTCTCTCTATCTTCTTCAATAAAGTCTTTTCAGCCATCTATCACACACACCATTCTTCAATACCAAAATATTCTTCCAAACATTTCAAACTGCAAAATATATACTCTTTTTCATCATCATTTGGATCTTCAAATGAATAAACACCTTCACCAGGATATAGAGGATCTCCGCATACACTGCATAGCATTATTTGTGTCCTCCATAGATAAAGCTTGACGTTAAACTTGTTGTATATGCACTTTGAGCAAACATATACAAAATATCCTGTTCAGTCATCTTACTAGATAACTCCATATCCGTTACCCTCTTCATGAATATATTTTTATCTTCACGATATAGAGCATCTAATGCACTATCCATTGCCCAGTCAAATTTCTCTTTATCAAAAATCTTATATTTTTTCATTTACTTTCCCTTATCTCTTTCTACTGTTACCTCTACTCGTGGATACTCTGAATATCTTTTTTTAACTAAAAGGGACGTTACTTGCTTATCATCATGATATATTCCTCTAACAAGCTGCATCATTTTATGAACTACTTTATTTCGTTTCATCTTTGGGTTCATTCCGTCCATGATGATCTTGCCGATGTTATCAGCATCAGGTTTCTTAGTAGGAAGTTCTTGGTTAGATAAACATAAAGCCTTGCGCTTTTTGCTATAACTTTTTGGAACTTCGAAATATGCCATAATTTTAACGTCTACAGGTTCGTCTTTATCAAGCATACCTTTGAAACTGTTAATCGCTGTATACCTGACTAAATCTTCATATCGTGCTGTCTTAGCAGGCGTGTAAGTTACCGTCCTAGTAACTCTCGGTCTAGCCTTACCTACTGGCGATCCTTCAATCGTAAAGTTAACTCTCATATACTTAATTTCCTAAATTGTAATAATCCCATCAACTTCGTTTGTGCCTTCATCGTCTTCAAACGAAATTGTCAAGTTTAATCCGATTTTTTTCTGTAATTTCCGTAGATCATCAAGACTCATAAGTTCTATTCGGTACTCAAGTTCACGTGTTTTTTTATTCCTTTCCAAGATATTTAACCAGTATTCATTTAAATTTCCCTGTATATCAAAAGGTAAATCTTCTTCCAATTTAAAAATCATATTTACATCGCTCCTACTATCAAAATTACTATAGCTAGCAGAATTAAGAATGCTGCTGCAAAAATCCAATCTGACATGCTACTTATCCTCAATTAAACTTCGTAAGTAATAATTGCTTCATAGTTTGAATTATTTGATGTGTACTGAATATCTATAATCTTTCTATTGAGTTGATTAGAAAAACGTTCTATATCAAATTCAAACTCATAATTTTCGTATTTTGGTCTAGTAATAATCTTTGTTTTAATCATTCAGCTAATCTCCTCTAATTAATCCAGCTTCTTTGAGTAACTTATCTCTCCATTTTGTGTCTTTATTACAAAATGCTGTATCTTCATAATCCACTTCGTAACGATTTTTAGCCAAGTCATACGCAACTAGTAATACTTCTTTAAAGCCACACTTATCACAAATAAATGGTACTTCAATATTATTATTTTCAAGATAATCTAAATTTTTTAATGCTGCTACATCATTTACACTATCTCCAATATAATTTTCAGTTTTACATTTAGGACATTTCCAGTCTTCACCATTTAAAAACATTATTTTTTCTCCTCAGTTAAAATTTCATAGCCATATTCAAAATGTTCAAATGCCGTTTCCTTTACAACATTTTCAATCTCTTCTTCGGTAGCATTATCATCTACTTCAATATCTTCATAAGTATCTTCTGTGGGTTGATAATAATCTGGCGAATCCCACGAAACTCTAATTTTCATAGTCTCCTCC